TGTAAAACGAAAGGGGATATGGCATTGCGCACGCTTCAGTGGGAAAACCCGGATTTGGCGGGGAAATCGTGGGTTTGAGGGGCAAAAAATGGGATTGTGAAGCGTTTGGTGGGGCAATATCAAAGCAAGTTCAAAATGGCATTTTGGGGGGAATTTAAAAAACTGCGACACGAAGATGGCATTTTTAAAGGTTTTGGTGGAAAGCGTTTAAATCCGCCTCAAAACTACCATTTATGATTATTTATGATGTATTTTAAAGAAGGTTTGCCGCGCGCAAAGAGGCGTGCGCCGCGCGCGTATCGTGCGCGTATTTCGAGGCCAATTGTATCTTTAAAATGTATAGATTAAGCCACCGCGCAAAAAATCTCCGGCGTGATTTGGCGTAAAAATTTCAAAGTTCAAACCAAAAACTCAAAAATAATTTACGCCGCGCACGTCGGCAACCCGGTGATGTTTGCGCCGGGACTATTCAAAGAGCGGCCGCCTTTTTCAGCGGGTCATGCTTTTTTATTAACGCCGCTCGCGAGAGCGGGTAATTGGCAATCAATAATTCGCCGCAAGTTTTTTGGGCGGCGTATTTGTCACGCGATACCGTGTACCGCGTATCGACCGGGACGATCTTCAGCTCGGCATATAATTTTCTGATCACCGCGTGATCATTAATACTCAAAAGAAACTTTCCTTTTATCGCCCGCAAGATCGCGGCCAGGGACTTGTGCTGCTCGATTCCAAAGTCGGCCTGGTAACCGCCGGTCTCGAAGTATGGCGGATCACAATAAAAGAACGTATGCGGCCGGTCGTAACGGCGGATGCAATCGGCAAAATCCAGATTCTCAACGATGACTCCGCTGAGCCGTTTATGACAGCGGCGAATCGCGGCCAGGCCGGTCCTGCAAAATCGGGCGCGGCCCATTGTCCCGTAGCCAAAATTACTACAAGTCGTTCCGCCCTTGCCGCCGAAACATGATTTCAGGATCATATAGAATCGGACGGCGCGCTGGATATCCGTCAAGCCAGGCTGTGCCTTAAAGTCCGAGAACTCGCGACGGCTGTGCGTCACCAGGATAAGGTGACTTAAAAATTCACGGCGATGAAACTTGACGACGCGAAACAGGTTGACCAGGTCGCCATTGATATCATTGAGTACCTCGCAGCCGGCCGGGGCCTTGGCAAATAATAGATTGGCCGCTCCGGCAAAAACTTCGACATAACATTGATGCCGCGGAATCACCGAAAGCACGCCGATTCAGCATCCGTGTTTTTCCGCCCATCCAGGGAAAAAAAGAACTCATGTTATAGTCCATATTCTCCGAAAATTTTAATCATGGAAACAGCCGACGCGAAAAAAGATGGCAGCCGTGAACTGCCGTTCGGCGGTTTATCCGAAAATCCGCCCGCGTCGGCGATTGTTTACTGTTATTTAATTTTTAAAGAGCTATTATCTTCTACACCACGTCCCCGGCCGCGTTGAACAATTCATCATCCACGGCAATTTCCGTAAATGTACGGTATGATTTTGTGTTCCAATCGATTCCGTTTCCGTCCATGTCGATGACATAGGCCAGCCCCGGCAGCACTTCTGACAAAAGCATATCGCACCGCGACAGCACAAATCCAGAATTATCCGGATTGCCGGTCGCGTTCTCGATGCTGGACGGGTAGGAATTGGTAAAGATGATCGGGACGTGATAAAACCCGTCCTCCTCAAGGTACTCCTCATCCAGAGGAATTGTTGCCGCGATCATTTTTCCCTTAACGGCATAATAGATATTCGGGTCCATCCCGCCCCATTCGTACCAACTCGCCGGAGGCACGGGGGGAGAACCAAACGTATTCTGATCCCAGTTCGGAATCTCAATCTCCACGTCGCCGATAGTCACGGTCATTGAATGGACCGTATTTTTAAAAGACGGCGGTCCATACATCCCGTTGATGAATTCAGGCTTGATCAATATAAATACCTGCACATGATCCGTTCGTTCCGTGATATCGGATTTTTCAATAACAATCCGAGATTCAAAGCGTGTTCCGGCGGCGGACCAGTCATATCCTCCGGAGCCTGGAACACCATGAAAATTAAAGTCGCCACCAATGGCAGCATGCTGGCCATTGACGCATAACCCATAATTGGCGGATTCAGTCGCAGCCTCCGCCAATGCAACCGCTTCTTGATAAGCCTCGTTAGTCGTGTCATTATTACTATCTGAGGTGCCAGTTCCACCCCGCATCTCAAGACCAACATATATATTAGAATACACCCATGAGCAGGCAGCAAGCAAAGACCATAAGTCGTTGAGCATCTTTCGCATCTGCTCATAGCGTGTCGTTCCATCGCGAAAGACTGCTTCGTGGCGCTCTCTGATTTCCGAGATTTGTGCCTCAGTAAGGTATTCGGATTCAGCACTTGGCACTTCGTTGGCGGGAATAAAACTGCCAGAAAACCACAACGGCGAGCCGCCGTCCTGATAACTGGAATATGGCTCATAGACGGGCAGCGTCATTGATCCTGGCATCATAGTCATATTGTTTTTTGGCCGACCGAATGTGTATCGGTGCGTTCTCCGAATTGTTCGATGCGATAGGGGATACATCGCGTTGACGTCTTCTTCAGACGTGGGTGGGCTGAGATTAAATTCCTGTGCCCGTATTTGTAGCAGGTTGTCGGGCGTGAAGATATGGCTGGAGTCATAATAGTAATCATACGAGTCTATCATCCACAACGCCAGTTCGAGCGATGATTTATTACAGCCCCAAAATTCACTGTCCATCGTGGCATAAGTGGGTTCCGTGTCTTTATTGTCATGACCATAATCCAGTCGAGTCCACCCGTTTTCAGTCGACGGTGTTCCGTTGGAATGATAGCCATGCCAGACACCATTATTGTGGCGAGTTGTATCCCCCGTTCCATCGAAAAGATAATCAGGCCAATTTGGAGTGTTGCTCCATAGTGATTCGTTCCAATTTTTGATGAACGCATCACCCCACGGCGTTCCAGCCTGAATAGGAATCATCCAATAGCCAGCCGAGATGATCTGCTCGATTTGATTTTGATAAGCGTCACATAGCTTCGGGTCGCAGCCATGCTGATTTTCTCCCGGCCCGTCGCCGGGCACAGCGTCAGCGGCCCCTCCTTCGCCATCATTCTGCGGCGGGTCGGTGTAAGGCATGATGATGGCGTATTGTTCGCCAACCAGAGGCAAGAAATCCGCGTCACCGGAGAGAGGAATTTTTCTGCGGCGATAATTCCCACTGCTAAAAACTCCTTCGATATCAAAATTCGGCCCCAGCGTTGACGGCTGCGTAATATCATGCCAATCCAAACCGCGTTCTTTTTTGCTAATTATTTCTCTTTCTGTGTTTGTGTATTTGATATGCTTTCGCTGATAGTCCCGTCCTACCTGAATGGGCAGATACCGCCAGCCTTCGACGCTTGAAAGAAATGTGTCAAGCGAACCGGCGGTATAGGTTTTTACGATACGCCGTCCGCTGTATCGGTCAAAGTCGTGATACCTGCTGATATCCACGGCATAGCACCATTTAGCGCTATTCAGCGTCCCGTTGGAAAAGACAGGAGGATTATTGATTATATCCTGAAGTGATGTAAACGCATAGGTGTTATACACGGTATATAAATCCGCCTGCTCATTGGCCGAACTGCGAAATACGATGTTGATTAAGTTCTCCCAATTGGCCCGGCGATAATCCATCCCGTCGCCTTGTGTGAAATTGGCCGGGTCGCTAAATAATGAGGTACACCATGCCGACCAGGTTGAATTAGTGATCGGATCGTTATAATTATATTGTGATCCTTCGCAGCCGGCCAGATGAAATCGATGCAAATAAACATTACGCCGCAGGTCGTCGAAATGACTTGCTTTAATTTCCGTCCCGGCCGGGATCGGCCAGATATTTGTTTGCCAGGGATACGTCATTGTTTACCCCGCATAGACTGCCATCGCTCGACCGTCGTCATGAGTTGCCAGTGAACCGTCGGAGCCAATATAAACCATGCCGGGAATATAGTACTTTTCAACGCCGCCGACGGTTCGCTTGAATAACTGTACGACGGCACCGACTTTGTATCGCTGCAGAAATTGCCGCATATCCGTTATCGCCTCCCATCCCATTGCCAATGGAGAAATTTCCGGCAATAATTCCCACCACGTCGCGGACGTCAGCGCGTGATTCGTATTATCCGCCTGCAGAGATTTGTACGCTCTTCCCGATGTCGCGTCTTTGGCCTTGGCATCGAGCGCGTAGGTTGTTCCTGACGACCAGTTGGCAATCGTCTCCGTCGTCAGCCGCATCACATAGGCTGAGACGCCGGTTGGGTTTTCTTCCCGCTCGGCGTCGGCGTTGAGCAGTTCGACAATGACCGTCGCCCAGATCGTCGCACCCCCGCCATGATGGCCGATGGTCTGGCCGGGGACATAAACAGCGGTATCGGTATTTTTCTGAGAGCGATCCATCTTAAAGTATCCGTATCCCTGTAATCTCAAATTTCATTTGCAGCCGTCCGGCCAGATAAGCGATCTCCGCGATCGTTGCCGGGACAATCTCGCTTGTATTCCACTGCGTCAGCGTCGAGGGTTTCAGCAAAAACGCAGGACAAAATTCGCCGAGGTCGGATTTAGTGACGCCTTTTTCGAGCATCCGTTCTTCGATCTCCCGCCGCAGCTCGGCCAGCGTGTCAAAATTCAATACCGCTATAAATCCTTCGCTCATAATCCACCTCGTTTTTTTGCCACAGAGGGCACAGAGTTCACAGAGAGAAAATTTTCACGAATTCAAAACACAGCCGAGGGCGTCTGTGCTACAAATAGTAAGCCCTGGCCGGGCGGTCCAGACGCCGCTTGCTTTCGGCGGGAAGCCTCGCCGATCATACGCTTGCCGTCGATCATTTTGCCGTCACAATAATCTTTCCAGATGTCCGGGTCTTTTGTCATCCATACTCCATCGATGGAATTGCCGACGATCCAGTGGCCGCGAGCACGCAGTTCGGCGATGATCTCGCGGACGCGCCGGCGCTGCGTCTCATGCCCGCCGTCGATATGCAGCTTCACGGCGACTTGCGCAGACAGCATCGGACCTGACGCTTCCTTCAGGAGCGTCAGCGCGGCGGCAAGTTTTTCATTTTCAATAACGGGCTTCATAATATTTTCGCCACAGAGAATCACAGAGGACACAGAGATTTTAATAGTCGACCGCGGCCGGGAGTTCCGGGTCGGCGAAAAAGGCGTCTTTGTTCTCGCGCTTGCAGCCGACGGCGACGAGCTGCTCATCCGTGAGCCTGCCCATCGCCTTTTTGTCCGCCTCTTCCTTGATGCGAATGTACGGTTCGGCCTTTTTGCCGAAGACTTTTTTAAGCCGGCCAACCGCGTCCCGGCATATCTTGATCGCCGAAGACGCGCGCCAGCCGACGACGCCGAACTGCAGCGTTCGGCTGCGGGCCTTGCCGAAATCCTCCTGATGATTGGCGCAGAACGCCTGCAGGCTGTCGATGTGCAGCTTGACGTCGGCGGTCAATGTTTCCGTGGCGTCCTTCAGTTCAGACTTGATATCGCTGATCTGCGCGGCCGCATCCGATTCCGCCTGCTGAATTTGTAGTTGCAATTCTCCGATGCGTTTGAGATGTTCGTCCGCCTCGTTCCAGCCGGATATCGGATAAAGAACGACATTAGAACGGACACGATTCGACGGCTTCTTTGCCATGTTCAGGAACCTCCGTGTAATTGGTTTTTATCTGTTTGCAGTCTTTGTATTTGATTCCATCGCGGCGCTGGAGCATCGCCTTCATCGCTTCGATAACGCAATACGCCTCGTCCCGTGTAAGCTGTTCTTTGGTATCCACCCGGCCCGCTGTCATCCGGTCGATGAATTTAGCCAGGCATGAATTACCTACGGGCGTAAAGCCCAGGTCACCCGCCAGATGACTGATGGCCTCGATTTGTGAGTAGCTGGCGTACCGGCCGTCAGCGGCGGCCTTTGCCCTGTCACGGCAATAGGTTTCGGACTTGCCCGGATATCGCCAGCCAAGGGCCTCACAGATGGCGAGAAAGTCGTCGATCTGCGCGTTGGTCATATCTTTGCAGCTTTTGACGCGGTACTGCGCCAGCACCATACGGTACCGGTCTTCCTGTTTTCCATTGCGCAGGCCGGCGGCGCGGGCCGCCGTTTGAATGAGTTTTATTTGTTCACCCGTCGGCATTATCGGCAGCCTCCGCACCATCGATCCGTCATCCTGTTTGGACAGTTATTCCTGCCGCAATTCCGATTTACAGGAGTTCCGGCGCCGGTGGAATTTGTCCCCGGCTCGGAAATCCATCTTAATACCTTTTTGGAAACCAGTTTTATTTGCTCTTTATTTGGCATTTAAATAGCTCTTCAAAACCACAGATTACGCAGATTTCACTGATTCTTTATAATGCCCGCAAGCGGGCGATTCTTTTGTTACCCACCACGATCGTGGTGTTGCATATTTGGCTTTTCTTGCCTTCCGCATACAACCGTCTTCGGTGTCGTCAAATTCGGCGCATTCGTAACACGTTCTGTTTTTCTTTAGCCACCAAAGCCTTAATCCGTCAAACGCCAGGGCAAGGAACGCCGCATCGCGGGCGGCCAGTGACCAGAGGCCGATATACAGATGCAGGCCGCACGATATCGCGTTGGATACGATCCAGAACCAGAAGCACTTACGGTCCATGCGGTTATTGAGCACCACGCCCGCAACCGCAAGGACGGTCGTTATTATCCCCAATGTCTCGATGATGATATTCATAATCAACCTCGTTTAAAAACCATAGATTACACAGATTTCCGCTGATTTGGCTTTATAACGTTAAAGATATAATAGATTCCAAGGGCGATGTGACCAATAAGTAGAACGTTCACCATTGTGGCCCAGATCGCCAATAAGTTTCCAAGTGGCAGGCTTTCTACAAAGGCGGTCGTAAAATACATTCCGACAACCGAGATCATTATCAATATGTACGATCCCAAAATTTTAATACTTGTTTTCAATTTCCATCTCCGAATTTATGCTCAACGACGACGAGCGAATCTCGCATCGGCATACAGGCTTTGAGTTTTTCCGCCATGTCTTTATCGCCGACCCTGATGGCGTGATCGATATTGTCGGTGAAGTACCAGCAATGACGATCCCGCTGAAAACTTTCACCGCTGTAATACGTCGGCTCCGTTTGGTTCTTAAACTCAATCAGGTACAGCGGCATTATTTCCCCTCCGGCGCTGCGGCGACTCTCATTGCATCTGTCGCCTGCAACTCGTTGATTTTTGCCTGGGCCGCATCGTCGGAGGCAAAACGCATGGCCATATTAATATCGCCGCAGAAATTCGCCATTCCCCCGGCCATCGTCCCGGTGCCCATGAAGTACAGGGGCGCCCCGGCCTTTCGCATCTCAATCAAAAATTTTGTCATAATCATTCGGGCGGCTTGCGCCGCCGCGCTCCTGTTAGGCGGTTTTTGCTTTTGGCTCCGGTTCGGCGGGCCGTTCGGTATCCACCAGGAACGGCAATTTACTTTTGACTGCCAACCCAAGATCACGAATGGTTTTGACGACATTTTCTTCTGTAATAAATCCGGCGTTGACAACTTTAGACATCCGGTGCATCGCGGCGATCACCACGCTGCACGTCCGCAACCTGCCCGTCTGTGGAGTCATGCAGATCGCACGCAGTTTATTAACGGCTTCTTTGGTCAACGTGATGCCGCCGTACTCGTAAAGCCGCTTGATATCCTCGATGGTATAAAATCCGCCGCCTCCGGGGATCGACGTGATCTTATCGAGATCTAGTTTCGCCATCACTCGCGAATTGAACTGGTCAAGACATTCATTGCCGCGCCGTTCCGTGCTCTGGGCCAGTGTACTCTTAAGATGTGCATTTCCAGACAGGATCAGCGGACATTTGCAGCGGACGCTGATGATCTGCCGAAGCTGGTTAAGTTTGTGTGGGTTGAGGCCGCTGGCCTCGTCCAGGATGAATATCATATCGCGTCCGCGATAATGTTTAACTATTCGCTGGGTCAGCGCCTTAAGGCCTCCGGTCGCATCGATACGAAGTGCCTCCGCGATCGCCGCGAACATCGCCGCCGAGGTCATTGTGTCATCGAGTTCGACGTAAACGGAGCTATTAAAATAAACCTTTGCGTATTGTTTAAGGCACTCGCTCTTTCCGTGCCCGGCGTCCCCGATAACCAACCCGATCTTTGCCTCGTCATCATCACTGAGTATCTGCGTTTGTTTAATGACGGTGAATATTTTCTTGGCGACCGACGTTTCGACAAAGCCCTTGCCTCTTTCGACGCGCGCCTTGCGGTCAAAGGTATCCATAAAGGCCGTCAGCTTCTGAATGACAAGTTTCGTATCGCCGGGATATTTGCCCCGGACGATCTGGGATATGACCGCCGTACTAACGCCGGTCTTTTCGGCGACGGCTGTCTGCGGCAGCTTTCGCTCGGCCATCCAGTCGCGCAGCGAATCGCCGAAAATCTTCGCCTGTGCATCCGTCACTCTGTCTTCAATTTCAGGCATCCTTACCTCGCTGAAAAATGCGTCATGTTCCAACGCCTTTAATACATCGTGTCCATCCGTGGGCTGGTCTGGTTTTTCATATCGTGTCGTCATCTCCAAACAGCCTTACATTATTTCTCGGTTGAATGTTATCCAATAAATCCATTTCCATTGATGCGTAATCCGTTCTTTGCGGCGCGGCCAGGTCCATCTCCAAATCCGGCAGCCGCGTCATGTTTTCCGCCCCAGCGGCCTTGCGGACGGCTATCTGGTTTCGCTGCCGCAGATGTTCTTTCGCCTGACCATCGAGCGGCGTGCGGACGGGTTTCATACATGGTTCGTGTTGTTCGTGTGTTTCGTGGTTTGTATTTTCCGCCATCGCGGATAGCGTCAGGTCTGTCAGGCTCATCGCCGACACGCGATGCGCGGAGCGGGATTGTTTGACAATTCGCAGTGAGCGGCTCTTATTGGCCATCGCATCCCGGACGGCCTCTTCTCCAACGGGACCGTACTGTATCAGAGTCGCCTGCTCGGCGATCGTGATCCGCTGGTAGGTCATGTCATAAACATTAATCCGCGTGACATCATCGGGGTTGTACGATACCCGCACGGGTTTGCCGAAGTGCTGCTGCAGCGTTTGATTATATTGGCCGTACCAAAAGCCTTTGAACTTGACGCCGTTCTTGCCGACGGTCAATGCCGGCGACCAGACCTGCATCAGCAATTCGATCGTGTCTTCATCGACGACGCGGCGGCTGGTGCGCTGCGAAAATACTTCATCGGGCGTCTGATTATTCATCCCCGCGCCCGTGTGCGCGGATGCGTTATAGATGGCGATGTAGCGATCCACCGCCGCCGTGAATGTCTCAAGCGTGAACGCCTCGGACTTTGCTTTGTCAGTTTTAAGGTAGTCGGCCAATTCCTCCGGCTTTCGGGCGGTGTCCTTGCCGCAATAGGTCGGGATAGTCTTAGTGAATTGACAATCGAGAGTATCGAACCATCGCTCTATCTTTTTAGCCTTTGCGTTATAAGGAATCGCGAACGAAACGCCAATATTGAGCATTGCATAGATGCCGGTGAGATTGGCCTGCTCGTCTGGGGTAAGTTGAATTCTTTTCCGCCGCTGCCGCTGCTTTTTTGTTTCGCCGGTGAATTGCTGGCTGTCATAGTCTTTTCCGTTATCGATCTTAACCGATTCGGGCGGGCCGAATTGCTCGACGCCGCGCCGCATGGCCAGCAGTATCGTCGTCGAATTCGGCGCGACCGAGATGTGCCGACCGACGATCTTTCGGCTGCGGTAATCTTCCCATGCGGTGATCCACGGCCGGCACCACTCGCCGCGATGCCATATCCAGCAGTCAAACTCGTGATGGTCGCCGACCCACACCGCCCCAGGCTCGACGCTTGTCTGGTCGATGATGATGTGCGGGGCGCACTTCGCATCATACGCCGAGAGGCCTTCGCGATGCAGAATTAAAACCGGTTTCGGGATTTTCTCAATTGCCAGCCGCTGCATCGTCCGCAGCGAAGGGATTGTCCAGCCGGCTTTTGTTGATTGAGAAATATACAGGATGTTTTGAAGGCAGGTCTTGACACTCAGCCGCTGCTCGGTCAGGTACATTGTCTTAAATGCCTCAAAGGCCGCAGGCGTGATGATTTCGCCGCAGGTCAAGCCCCCGCGTTTATCGATCAGGCCCGGCATACCGCGTTCCTTGAACGCGGCTTGCCATCGCTGCATCGTCCGCAGCGGGATTCCCCGATCGTTGCAAAAACTTGTCAGCGCCGTCAGCTTGCAGATGTTATTTCGCACGGCGACGCCGCAGAACCGTTCGCATTCGTCTATCAATCCACGCCGACGTGTCGCCTCGTCAAGTTTGTCTTTCGGCACGTCGGACAGATCGACGGAGTCCGCCGCGACGTACCCTCGCAGTTTGGCGTGTGCTGTCGGCGGGATAAGCCACTGGCCGCCGTCTTGTATCGCGCCGGGTAATCGGCCTTTGGCGCAGAGCCGCCGGACATGCCCGGCGTTTTTGCCAAGCAGCTTGCTTGCTTCGGTGATAGATAGCATTTGTGTCATAATATTTTATCTGATATTTTTCCAATTTCATCGCGCAAGTTCAGCAGCGATTCGCCGACCTGGATCACGGTTTGCTTGAGCATGTTAATCGTGCCCTGCAATTCTTCGGGGCTGACTGTCTTTTGATAATCCCCGCCCGGACCCGTCTGGATGACCGGCGATTTTTCGGCGGCCAGCGGTCTGGCTTTACAGATATAAGCCCATTGCCCATACGGAAGGTACAGCGGCTTAAGCGCGATATGCCGCTCGATGAACCATCTGTTTGTTTCGCCGCAAAAATACTGTACGACGTGGCGTACCCCGCACGTTGGGCAGATGGAATAATATTCCCGCCGCAGGATTCCGCCTTCGACCTGTTCGGTCCCCATCATCTCCGGAGGAACCGGCTTAAAGCAGATCGGACAAATAACGCCATCCAACCCCTGCAGTTTATTTTCGTTATTCGGAGCAACCATTTTTCTTTTCCTCGACCGCAGCTCTATCCATCCCTGAACAGAGCCGCCAGCCCAAAACTTGTCATCCGTGACACGATTCAAAACTCCGCCGGGGGAGCGTTACCACGTATGGTCAACGGAGCCGAATGGCGTATCCGTGCCTCTCGTATCTCCCGCTGTGGCTTTCCGGCGGCGTAGTTCGCGGCGGCGCACGGAAAACGATTCCGTGGTGAACAATGCGTAAGCTGATTTTCCCGCCGTGAATTTTTTTTGCCACAGAGGTCACAGAGGCCACAGAGTTTTTACCTCTTTTCCTTCGTGGTAAATTTCAGTGCGGACGGCGCTCTTCCGTTTTACAACTGTCGCAGTTTCGAGTGGGACGCCATCCGCATAATTTTAATTTTCAAAAGAGCGTCTTTAGTTTTGATATTCGCGTTTAATTCGAGCGGTTTCATTTTCCGATTATCCTACTCGAAACCACGGATTTCGCAGATTTCACTGATTTATTATTTACTGCACGCATCAGCGCGCCGAAGATTTGGGAAAACATCGGCGCCAAAAAAAATCCGCCGTGATCGGGCTTTTGATTTTTTATCGCACGCGAGCGATTGATCTGATTCCGCCAACCCTTCATCCGCCCGACGGGCTTTCGTTCACCCCGCGCCCGCTGGGCGTGTCTAACCATACTTCGCATCGTGCTCATAATTAACTCCTTAAACTCGGAACCACAGATTTCACTGATTTAGTTTTTGCCACAGAGCGGCACAGAGGCCACAGAGTTATTATTCAATTGGAAATTTACAATCTAAAATTCTGACTCCCCAGGCCCGCGCCCGCGCGTGTGACTCAAAGTACACATCGAGGCGGTCGGCGGTGATGGCCTTGCCACGGTCTTTAACCTCGACGGGCTGGCCGCCGTTGTAGCCGGGGACGATCACCATCGTCCCGAACGGAATGAATTTATCGGCGGCGGCGAAATGGTCGCCGGGTTTGATTCGATGCCCCGACGCCGTAACGCCGTCGGCGAATCGGCCGCAGCACTTCGGACAAGCACAATAGGCGGTTACTTTCATTTTCCTTATCTCTGTGCCCTCTGTGTCGCTCTGTGGCAAAAAAAGGGATGCGGCCGGGAAGGAGGGAACCGACCGCACCGCAGAAGAAGAAATCATACGCGACTCGTTGCCTGCCACGGCAGATAAATAGTTTTGAGTTTTGAGTTCTAAGTTTTGAGTTCTAAGTTTTGGGGCAGAAAATTTGGATGATTGCGCCCCGGCGGTGTACCCGCCGCCGGGGTTGTTGACCAGGGCTACATCAGAACACCACGCTGAGGGCGCGGAGAGGAGGGCTGGGGGGTTGTAAATTGTAAATTGTGAAATGATAATTGCAAATGCCGACGCGAGAATCAAAACGCGGACGGCAGACTCGAATCCGTCGCCCGCATCGGAGGAGGGTAAAAAAGGGTTCGATTGTCGATTTATAATTGCCATCTTAAAAGTCCTTTTTTGCAACCACAGATTTCACATATTACGCTGATTTTTTTTTGTTTTTCCGAAGTCTTTTATAAAAACAGATATCCCCATTAGATCCGAATTTCACTTCGTCATCCGAAATATTCAAGACGGGGCCGATGCACGAAACAAGCTTGTCGAGTCTGTTTTGCACCGCATTCAGGCGATCGGCGTAGCTATGAGTTTGTTCTGCTAAGAATTGTTCAATGATATGCGCGGCTGAACTTTTACCTTCTTTTCGTAATTCTATCGCAATATCCCTAAATGTCGAACCGCTCATCCCAAGCCAATGTCGAATGCTCATAACAAAGTCCGACGTCTCGCCAAGGTTGATGACCACACCGGATATTGTTTTTTCTTTTTCGCCCATCTTAAAAGTCCTTTTCGTAACCACAGATTTCACTGATTACGCTGATTTTTTTTGTTCGCGTCCTTGGTATTCTGATTTCAGGTTCTGCTCCATGACTTCTCCTTTTCAAAAAATCCGGCGGCGGGTCCTAACCGCCGCCGGTACTGTTATCAGACGGCTGCCGCCGCCTGGTTTGACACGGTTTTTTCTTGACTTTTAGAATCCGCCGGGTAAGATGGCTTGCTATGATTTTCAGGCGTTCCGCCATCTTCGGCCATGACGGCCTTTCCCAGATCAACCCCGGCAATCCGGGCCAGTTCCACAAGTCCCAGACTCATCGCTTCGCGCGCCGTCGCCTGCGGACATACCTTGATTTTCTTGGCGATGAAATTGGCCAGACTAACGACCTGTCTGTCGGAAGGAACGTGGCTGCCGAATCGGATGTTCTTAATCGGCCGCCAGTACTTATTTCTGTATGTTCTTTCGATGCTCATAACATTATTCATACAATCGGGTATCGGCACTTGTCAAGATATAATTTATTACATTTAGCGTAAAATATATTACTACGGGCGTACAATATATCCCTATGTGCTTATAAACAAAAGACTTGCGTATGGAGAAAAATAGTTGTAATATATTTTTTATGGCTCACAAAAAGTACTCAATTACATTTACAGAGACGACGCACCGGTTGGTATGTTCGCTCGAAAAGTACGGGCATAATGTTCGCGATATTATCAATGCCGGGATTGTGCTATTTGACGAATCCGACAATCCTACGCGGGCACGTGCTCACATGAGGGCCTATAGCAACATTCCTGAGGAAGTGCAGGAGCTTGAAAAAAGACTTGCCGCCGCGATAGCCGAACGGGACCGTATAATCGTACAACCGGCAACAGACAAGGACAAATTGGAAGCACTCGCGAGGTCGCGGCGTTCTATCACCGTCGATGATGAGGCCTTTGCCGAACGCATAGTTGTCGAGGCCTTAGCCAATGAAGCAAGGCATCGCAAAAAGAAGGGCGGGAAAGCCGCAAAATCCGCGTGATTTCTTTAATGGCCTGATTTGTTGAATGACGTGGACGATGGCTTGTAACGGTGTTTTCGCTCATAATTGACCCCTCACGCTGCAAATCTCCCAGGCCCGGCGGTTTCCCCGATGTGGTTGGTTTGTTTCGTCAGCCCGGATAGATTTTCATATATCTTTTTTCTTGCAAAAGTCAAGCGGAATTTTTACAATAAATCCATGATCACGCAATGTCCAAAATGCCAAAAGACGCAGGAAATCCCGAACCATTACAAAGGGCAGCTTATTAAATGCCTGCATTGTAAAGAACAGTTTGCAGCTTGGGAGTACCGCGAACCATCCGAGATCATCATTCCCTATACGCCCCTGCCACCCAAGCCGCCGTTCCCGCTGCGGGAATATTTTTTTAACGCGATAGAGGTTATGGCGATTATATGGCTCATTTTTGCTTTTATCGGTATGATGAATGTGTACGCGGTTTTTGACCATACTCCGATATATGATTACAAAGACACGCTATGGCGCGACATGTACGAACAGATCGTTAAGATTCACGATGGAATGGACTCTCGATTATTCGCTATTCAGTGCCTTCTTGCGGGGTGCCTTTTTTGCTTAGCCTCCATCGCCAAAAAATAATTTCAAGATTTTTATTGACAAAATTCCACCCCCTTGCCGATAATGCCGGCATCAGTGTTTAGTCTCAAGGTCTATGGACTATAAACTATAGACTTTAAACTCTGATGCCGTGAGTCCTACACGGCGTAACACGATTCAAATGCTTTATCAAACGGCTGCCGCGCGGGTTTACCCCCGCGAACGGTGGCCGTTTTTTTATTGCCTCCCTCCCGTCTGGAAAAATGCTTTACCCCCTCCCGGCTTTGCCGGACTCCCCCTTGGCAGGGGGAGAGCTTTAGGGGTTGGAAAAAACCAGACATGGAGGTCATAATGAAAATTGAAAATCGAAAATCGAAAGTCATCACCACATCACTTCTCTGGGTTGCCCTCGCCGCGTTGTTTTGCCTTCCGTATTTGACCGGATGCGACACGCTGCGGTTCGCCCCCTCAGAATCACAAAAGCAGATCGCATTCGATACCGCTCAGGTCGCTCAGGCGGTCAACGCGTCAGGAGCTGCTGCCGCGACGCCGGCGACGCAGAAGCTCGTCAGCGGAACGGCGGCAGCCCTCGCTTACACCGGCCTGCCGGCAAACCCGACGATTGCCGATTACGATGCAACCCTGCAGGCGGCAAACACAGACGCTGCCAAACGACCCACGGTCGACGACGTCGCGTCGTCATTCGATGGATGGCTGAGCCTTGGCATCGGGATTGCCGGACTGCTGGGTGGCGGAGCGGGGCTTAAAATCGCATCGGCATTGAAGACCGTCCAGACGAAGGCGGCGGCGCTGAAAGAGGTCGTGCAGGGCAACGAGACGTTTAAAAATTATCTCGAATTGTCCGGGAACACGGCAGCGCTTAAAGCTTTTTCGACTGCGCAGACCCAGGTTCAGACAACGGCCACGGAACAGGCGGTTTACGCGGTGCGTTCTGAGTTGCCGCAGACCGTCGCCGTAACCGCAACCACAGCCGTCAATCAGTCGTAAATTATTCACCACGAAGGACGCGAAGATAAATTTTATGGAAAATTTTTCAATCGATCTTACCCCGGCGATGTTCAAGATCATCTTCTGCATCGCCGCCCTAATCCAGATGATCAAGCGGATACCCGTCATGGCGAGTCACTCCAACTGGTTTCCGCTTGTCTCGTGCGCGCTGGGGATCGCGGGGGCATTCCTTGCGGGTATCGCAGACCCGGTCTTCAGCGGGATTTTGATGGGGACTATCGCCAGCGGGTCATACTCGCTGCTGAAAAGCGGAATTGTGACGCCGACGGAATCGGCGGTGAATTTGGGGGCGTCACTGACGGCGCTGGATAAACAACTGACGGAAGAAAAAACAGCTATCGAAAATCAACAGAAGGAGAAACAATGATCTTAGCGGAAGCAACATTTAGGGACATCTGGCCGATCATCGCGACGGTCGTCGGTATCGCTTCCGGAATTTGTTCCGGGGCGATCTGGTTTTCGATGCAGTCACTGAAAGATTCAAACAAGGCCACTGCCGACAAGCAACAGGCAGCCGATCGTGATATCGCATCTATTCGCGAGCGTCTCGGAACCTGCCGACTGGAATGTGATCGTAATACCGTCTCGAAAGAAGACTGGGTCCGCGAGGTCGGCTATTCACGCCGTCTGCAGGAACAGCAGATTCGTGAGATGGCGGAAATTAAAACACTTGTAAATAAAATGCCGGAAATCACCGGCCAGATCATCCGCAGCGTGGTCGCTGAAATGAAACGAGGATAATTATGCCGCAGCCGAACTTAAACCCGGACTCCATCCGAATACGCGAACTGCGCCGAATGATCATGCAGTCGCTGAATACACTGTTCCCGTCGAAGGCTTATGTCAGGACGCTTTGGCGGATCGTCATCGGCATCGAGCCGACGTATGACAAGTCGATGTTCGTCAAGGATGTATTTTACCTGCAGGCTAAAGGGTATGTCGCACTGACCAAAAGCCCGCTGGCTGAAAACGGCAAGGTCGAGGAACAATTTATTCTATTGACCGCTTCCGGCAAGGAGATCGCCGAACAGACGATGTCCGATCCGGCGCTTGAAATTTAATATTAACCACGGATTAACGCGGATTTTCACGGATAAAAAAAAATGATTCACCACGAAGAAACGAAGGGACACAAAGAGAATATTAAATCTCTGTGGTCTCTGTGAACTCTGTGGCAAAAAAAAATATGACCCGACGAACACACAGCACAATCGATACACTGCCCGCCGAACTGCGTGAGATCATCACGCGGATGGTGGTTGACGCCGACTGGCCGAAAGATTTTCCGTGGGAAAAATCCGATATCCCGCCGGAACTTTACGGCAAGTCAAAGCCGCGCTATCTGGATATGGTTTTGTACTGTGTGTTTAAGGATAACCCCGTCAGCCTGTCAAGCCTGGCACGCTGGGCGAAAGGACTGCAGGCGTTTGAACGGATGCGGACGGCGTCGGGCTTGGCCAAACAGATCATGGCCGATGTCAAAAACGAGAACGCATCCGAAACGCAGAAGGCAGCCGCCGAGATGATCACGGCGCAGATTATCGACCTGGCCAGCCGCGAAGATTTGAAGCCCAAGGATATCTCGATGATATCCGGCGCGGTGCGGGATTGCAACCAGGTCGCCATGCAGGCGGATAAGTACATCCGCGAGCAGGTGAAGGCAAAGGTTGCGGCGGCTTCAAATACCGTCAAAGAAAAACTCAACGCCGCCGGCGTGGCAAAGGTTGTCCAAAAACAGATTGACGAAATTTTAATGGGGATATCGAAAACCTGATGCCCGATGTAAATATAAAAAATTACTTTCTGCCCTACCAGGTCGATCATATTCTCGACGAGACGCCGGCGTTGATCGAAGAGAAGTCGCGCCGGATCGGCATCACTTACGCCAACAGCTTTAAGCATTGCCGCCGCCGCAACCTAATCGACTACCGCCGTGACCTGTGGTTTTCGTCCGCCGACGATTCGGCTGCGTTTGAATATGCGCAGTACCTGAAGCTCTGGGGCGATCTGATGCAGGCTTCCATCCGCGAAGTCCTCGAAGTTCTCGAAGATGTGGACGGTTATAAATTCAATAATTATGTCGCCGAATTTCCCAACGGAAGCCGCGCTAACTGTATGTCGTCAAACCCCAAGCGGTTCCGTTCCAAGGGCGGTGATGTGGTACTCGATGAATTCGCCTGGCATGGTGAGGCGGGCAAGATGTGGGACGCGGCCAGTCCGTGCACCACGTGGGGCTATACGATTGAATTACTCAGTACGCACAACGGCGAGATGTCTGAATTCAACCAGTTCATCACGAAGATCAACAAGGTCCTTCGCGGAGAGACGACCTTTGACGCCCTCAAACTGCTGCACTTCAATTTGCGACGGACAACGATCGTCGACGCCGTCAACCAGGGCCTTGCCGAAAAGGTTTATAAGCTGGATCACGTCGACTTGGCCGCGCGCGAGAAATTCCTGCGAGACTGCCGTGCCCGCTGCCGCAACGAAGACCAGTGGAATCAAGAATACATGTGCATTCCATCCACGGAAGAATCGACGCTGATACCTTATGAACTTTACATTACGAGTCAATTTGCCGATTGCCTGCAGCCGCCGGAAAAATGCGGCAAGGGTCCGTTCTATATGGGCTTCGACCTTGCCCGCACAAAACACAAGACGGTATTCTGGATCGATGAGCTGGTCGGCGATATCAAAGTCTGCCGGGCGGTCGTGCGAATGCACAATACGCCATACGGCACACAGCAGCAGATGGCCGAAGACTTGATTCGTAAATATAACGTGGTTCGAGCCTGCGGCGACGCGACGGGCCTGGGCGATATGCTGGTCGAACAATTACAGCACGTCTTCGGCGAAAATCGCGTCGAGAAAGTGAAATTTACCGCGCCGATTAAAGATGCGATGGCGTCGCGGATTCTCGGCCAGATGCAGGATCATCGCCGCCGCGTCCCAGATGATATCGAATGCCGAGAAAGTTTTCATTCCGTAAAAAAGACGGTCTCTGCCAGCGGCAATGTGCGATACGACACCACGCAGCAGGATGAAGAGCACGCCGATGAATTCTGGGCCGCGTGTCTTTCCGGCGAGGCCGCGAATCAGCCGGCAATCAAACCCAGCATCATCACGTTAAATGACGGAGGCGATGATTTCGATAATGAAGCTGCTTGATACCTTGAAATCATATTTCCCGAATCGCTTGAAGGATATTTCCTTCAAGCTCAGTCAGCTTGCGCAGCTTTGGGATAAAGGGATGGATGTCGGCGGCACGCGCAAAGGTCGGCCGTCGCAGCCGTATTCACAGGTCGAATGGGTTTGGATTTGTGTCAATCTCTTAATCGATACCTGCAAGACGGTTCCGCTGATGCTGTCCAACGCCAACGATGAAGTGCTGGAAAGCGGGCCGCTTTACAATTACGTTTACAACAAGGAGTTTTCCCGGCTGTTTCAGGAAACGCTCGGATTCTATATTCTGTACCGCGAGGTCTATTGGATCACGCTTGACAGCAAGGGCGTATCGCCAACGAGCATCTTAGTCGCCGGGCCGAACTCGTGCCGGCCGGTGGTCGAAAAAGGCGTGCTGGTCGGATATGCCCTGCGGACGGGTAGCAAAGAGACGACGCTGGTTCTGGAAGATGTGTATGTCATCAAGAATTTTAACCCGTATGATCCCTATCGCGGCTGCGGGCCGCTCAACGCCGGCGAGATGTCGATATCCACGGCGTACCAGGCGATGCAGTACAACGAATCTCTGCTGGCCAACGGAGCGCGGCTTAGCGTCGGCCTGACCGTGCCGCCCGGCGTGCAGTTATCCCCGGAAGAAATACAAAAACTCAAACGCGAGTTTTCAAGCAAGCACGCCGGCGCCGCCAACGCGGGCAAGGTTCTTCTGATGACGGGCATTACGGACGTTAAGACCTTTTCTCAGACGATGGCCGACCTGCAGATGGTCGATATGTCGAAATTCACGGCCAATACGATCTGCGCCCTGTTCAATGTGCCGCCGGAAGTGGTGGGCTTAAACAGCGAAGCGCAATATGCCCACGGCCCGGCGACGCAGCGGCTGATACTCTACGGCGTGTCGCCGCTGCTGGATGCGATATCCACGGCGATGGATGAAGGGCTCATTCAAAAGTACAAGTTTAAAGCGGTGCATAATAAATTTATTGAGTTTGCCAAAAGCAAGATCGCGGCCGCACGGTTCCCGCTGCGCTGCCGCGCCGCCTATCGCCGCGTCAAGACACAGGCGGTCATGGCGGGTCAGACGCTGTTCGCCTGGTTTGATATCGCCAGCCATCCGGCGATTCAGGAAATGATGCGCGACCAGATCGCCAAGATCATGCCGCTGGCCGAAAAAGGTGTCCCGATCAATCAACTCATCGACGCCCATGACCTGCCGTATGATACGACGCTGATGCCGTGGGGCAACGAGTGGTGGGTTCCGATGGGGCAGGTGCCGGCGCGATTTATCCTGGAAGGCGGACTGGAGGCGTTTACGGGGCCGGCGCTGCCGGAAGGTCAGACCGACGAGGATGAAGATACGCCGCCGGAAAATCCGCCAAAAGAAGATGCGAAAAAGAAATCCATCGAAGCCGCAGAGAAATCCTCGGCGGCGGGCAGGATTTGGAATCGATATATTCAGTCGTTTTTGCCGCTGGAAAAAGCATACGCCGATCAGGTGCGGCTGTATTTTCGCAACCAGCGAAAAGAGCTGGTCGGGAAATTAAAGGTTGCCCTGGGCGAATCGAAATCGGTCGAGGCCGATACGAATCAGATCGTCGCTCGCGTGGTGTTCGATCTGGTCAACGAAAATAAAAAGCTGCGCGTGATCAATCGCGTGTTTTTCGAGCGGGCGGCCGACCTGGGGATCGCCCAGGCGGAGTCCGAAGTCGCCGGGCTTAAAGGCGATGCACTGAAAGAGGCGGTCAGGCGGGTTCGGCTTTCACCGGCCATGCGAAATACGCTGGCGGTATCGAGCGAAAAGGTATCGAGCGTCAACGCCGTCAGCCGCCGCCGCATCGCAAGCCAGTTGCGTCAGGGCCTTGAGGCGGGCGAGGGGCTGCCGGAATTGACGGATCGAATCGCCGGAGTGCTGGATACCAGCCATGCCCGCGCCAACCTGATCGCACGCACGCAGGTGTCGGGGGCGGTGTCATCGGGACGGTTCGCGGGAATGAAGGACGCCGGCGTCGAGAAAAAAGGCTGGCTGACCGCGCGCGATAGTTCCGTGCGGCCGGATCACAAGCAGGCCGGTATCGATTACGCGGATGGAATTCCGATTGACCAGCCGTTTAAGGTCGGCGGCGATACGCTGATGTATCCGGGCGACCCGGCGGGCACGGCCGCACAGATCGCCAATTGCCGCTGCATGACAATTGCACGGCTGCTGGCCGGCGGCAAGGCGATGGATATCGCGGATTATGACAGGGCAAGAATACTGGATTACTTTGAAGTTAAAACGCTTTTAAACGAGGTTTAGTCGGATGACTAAAGACAAAAGAAAATGCGTATTACAGGGAAATTCATCCTGACACGGATATGAACGAGATAGTCCTTTACTGCCCGGATTGCGGGTATGAAGGCGACGAACGTAAATCAATCGCTGCAATTGTGAACTTTATGAAAGAGGCATTACGGATGAAATCGCTGCATAAAATATTAGCCGAATCGATTCAAAAAGCCGACCAGGAAACGCGACGGATTACCGCCGTGATATCGAGCGAGGCGATTGATCGCGACGATGAGATCGTTTCCGCCGCCGCGATGAAAAACGCGATGGCCGGGTTTATGAAAAACCCGGTCGTCATTACGTATCACACTCACAGGCTTGGCGACGGCACGCCGGTCGTCATCGGTAAAGTGCTCCGGTGGTGGCAGGAAAAAGACAAGACGCTCGTTGAGATTGAATTCGCCGACACGGAAAAAGGCCGGGAGTATTATTATCTTTATGCGGGCGGATACCAGAAGGCGTTTTCGATTGGGTTTATTTCCATCAAGCGGAGCAACAAGATTATCGACGGACGGTCTGTTCTGGTGCACGAAGAGATCGAAATATACGAATTGTCCGCCGTGGCGGTCCCGGCCAACCCGGAGGCGCTGACTAAGGCCTTGCAGGAAAAATTCGAGAAGTCGATTGCCGCCATCGAAAAGATGATCAGGGACAACCAATCGACTATCGAAACGAAATTGAATGATATCCTGGATCGGCTGGATGATATCGCCGCCCTCCAGATCAACGACCCTGACGGCCTGGGCGATGCTTTTTCCGGTAAGCAGCCGCAGCCGGCCGATGGGAAAAAAACAAATTCCGGAGACGTGTTGAAACATATCGCATCGTTAATTAAAGAATTCTCGGAGTAAAATTATGTTTGACAATATGACCGCGCAAGAGCGCGAAACCATCCAGACGATCGAAAAAGGTCTGGTGGACATCAAAAAGGGATTGGCCACCAAGGACGAGCTGATCAAGGAAATCGACACGCGACGGCAGAGTGACGCCGAGGCCGCAACCAAGGCCGTGACGGAAGTGCGAAGCGAAGTCGAAGAGATCAAGGCCCTCGGCGACCAGTTGCAAACACAGTTGCGCCGGCTGCACGCAAGCGGCCTGAAGGATGCCGAGCGCGGCCGCTACCACGGCAATTTTTCCTCTGCGGCCGAGGCCAAGCTGTTCGGCCTGCAATTGCTGGCAGGCTCTATGGCCGGGCTTTGCGGCCGAAGTGACATCGCCGCCAAGCATGCCCGGATACTCAAATCTATCGAGAAGATGGGAATCGAAGTCACTTATGTCCACGAAACCAGCGGCGAGCGTCTTGAGAAGGCCGCCACGACCGGCAGCCAGGCGGCAGGTTCTCTGTTAGTCACATCGGAGATTATCTCCAGCCCGATTCTGATGCTGGAGGAATACGGCGTGGTGGCCTCCGAGTTTGGCCCCGTTCCGATGGGCGCCGGAGTCACACTGACGCCGAAGCTTGACACGCTTCTGACGGTGTATGTCCCCGGCGAGGGAACGGCCCCCAGCGTATCAGATCCGACAATCGGCGCCATCAACCTTATCGCAAAAGCGCTGACGGCCCTCTGCGCCTACAGCAAAGAGCTGGATGAGGATTCGGCCATCGCTATGGCCGAGCTTTACGGCCCGCTGATCATGCGGAGCATCGCGTATTACATGGACCTGTGCGGATTGCTCGGCGACGGAACAGACACGTTCTTCGGGTTCCGTGGAATCGTGGGCGCTCTGCGAGCGGTCGATGCAACGATTGGTAACATCAAGAGCCTGGTCGTCGGCACCGGCAACGCCTACAGCGAGCTGGTTTATGGCGACTTTGAAAACGTCGTCGGAACGCTCCCGCAGTTCGCCGACGGCCCGTTTACCAAGTGGCTGATGCACCGGTACTTCTATTATACGGTGTTTGTGCGGGCGGCCCTTGCCGCCGGGACCGGCGCCAAGGAAGTCATCACCGGCGAAAGCCAGAAGCAGCGGCTGGCCTGCGGATACCCGGTCAAGTTCGCCCAGGTGATGCCGAAGGCCGAGGCCAATAGCCAAATCTGCGCGACGCTCGGCGACTACAAACTCGGTTGCCAGCTTGGCACACGCGGCGCGCTGGAGATCATGCAGTCTGATCAGCGGTACTTTGACCAGGGCCTAATCGCGCTTCGTGCCGTCCTGCGTGCGGCCATCAACGCTCACGGCGTCGGCAATACGACCAACGCCGGGGCGATTGTCGGCCTGATCACAGCCGGATCGTAAGCGGGTTGAATTTTGTGTCGGGGCGGGATGGAACGCCCGCCCCGGTTTTGACAGGAAAGCTTGAAAGAATCAAGCCAAAAATTTAATTGGAGAATAACGATGTTAAAATCGATTTTGAAGCATCTCAAGTATGGCATTTGCCTGCCTCCTCAATTGAAGGATAATGGCGATTTCGCGAGCAACACGTACTTTGATACCGCCGGACTGTCTGAAGTGCTGTTTTTGATCATTACCGGAGTGACTGATACCGCCATCGGATCGACGGCTGAAGGCACAGCGCCCAAGGTTGAAGAGTGCGACACCACTGACGGCACGTATTCCGATGTTACCAGCGCTGCGCTGGCTGACGCGATTGCCGATACTGAAGACAGCAAAATATTCGGCATCCATGTCGATCTGACCAAGTCGCATAAGCGGTATATGCAGGTTGATGCTCCCCACGCCGGCGACGGTACCACCGGAGCCAACGCGGCTATTATCGCTATTGGTCTGCCCGACGTTGCGCCTGTTACAACGGCACAGACGGGATTGACGGAACTGATTCAGGCTTAAAACGAGGCTCGCCAGGGCATAAGCGAAGGCCGCCCGTCAAAACGGGGCGGGCGGCCTTTTATAAGGAAATTGAAGTGACTAAAGTTTTAATCGCAATACCGTATTTCGAATCCGTGCACCCTGTGGTGCAGGCGGTTGCTATGCAGATCGCTGCGACCAGTGGGTCGGCGATCAAGCTATTTAAGGCGCGGCCGAGTGATTACGCTCGCAATAATGCGATTCGGTTCATGAAGGCCAATCCGCAATTTTCGCACTTATTTTTGATTGATTCAGATACCGAGCCGCCGCTGGATGCTTTAACGCGGCTGCTGGCTTTGAATTCCGATATCGCCTGCGGCGTTTACCGGCTGGTATTTCCAAGCGGCCTGCGATGGTCGGCGATGGATAAAAAAGGCGGCAAGTACTGGGTAAAAAAAGAACTGCCATCTAAGGCTGATCCATTTATTGCTGATGGCGCCGGGGGCGGATGTTTGCTTATCGAACGGCATGTCCTGGAGTCAATGCCGTGGCCGTGGTTTAAATGGGATGAACACGAAGATGGGTACCAGGAAGGGGAGGATGTGTATTTTTCCCGCAAGTGTAATGACGCGGGGATTCGATTTATGTTTGATCCGATGGTGAAATGTATTCACCACAAAGAAATTCCACTCTAACTTTTTTTTGAAAGGAACTGACGATGTTGGTAGTGATTGAACAAACTTATCGCGGCAAGCACGGGCTGTTTGTCGGCGGGCACACGTATGATCTGAGCAACAACCAGATCGCCGCCATCGACGACGAACTGGCGCCTCGGAAAAAGAAGCTGCAGTATCGCAAAGTCAAGGACGCCAACCAGATCAACCGGCCGACCGTGACCAAGAAGGACGAACTGGCGCCTCGGAAAAAGAAGCTGCAGTATCGCAAAGTCAAGGACGCCAACCAGATCAACCGGCCGACCGCGACCAAGAAGATCGAAATTCTGACAACGTATCGCGGCAAAGAAGGTGTGTATGAACAGGGCAGGATCATAACGCTGCCGGTTCGCAAGATCACCGCCATCGAGGCGGACTGTAAATCGGCCGGCGTGAAGTTTGAGTACGAGCTGGTCAAAGAGCAGACGACGCCGAACAACAAGCAGGTGACGGGTAGCGAGACCAAGTAAATGCTTTGCTTAATTACGGATATCAAGACGCGGCTCGGAATCGGCGCTGAAAACGACGCCATCCTGACGGCCATCGTCGCGGGAGTGACGGGTCTGATCGAGAGCTTCTGCAACCGCAAGCTGATCCTGCCGTCGGCGAACGTGACGGAATGTCTGTCTGGCGGCTGCGAATTTATCCAGCTTCGCTATTACCCGATCGTGTCGATTACGACACTGAAAGAAACGTTCGGTGATTTCGATTTTACCAACGCCACGGCCTTAGTCGCCAATACGGATTACCGCATCGTCGGCGGCGGCGAACATGGCATCATCCAGCGAATGTACACGAACTGGCCGGACGGCCTTGACGCGGTGCAGGCGGTCTATAAGGGCGGCTATGTGGCCGCAGGAACTACACCCGGTACAGGAGAGACGGCGGTCCCGGCCGACCTGAAAGAACTGGCGATACTGCAATGCTGCCATCTGTTCAAACGCCGCGATGATATCGGCCTGTCAAGCGTCTCGGCAATGGGCGGCTCGGTCAATGTCTTCTCCGAATTAAATCTGCTGCCAATTGTCAAGGACGGTCTGCGGGCGGGCGGTTATATGAGGATCGCAATATGATGATCTCTTTAGAACTTGGCGCTGACTTTCAAGCGACGCTGGCCTCAATGACGAACGCCGGAAAAAAAATCGCCGCCGCCACGTCGCGGGGACTCCGCCATGCGGTTGAATTTGCCGCCGACCATGTCGGCGAAAATTTCATCACGGGCCAACTTTTGAAATCCCGTTCCGGCTATCTTCGCAATGCCGTACAGGGATGGAAGGAATCGGATTTCGAGGGTATCGTTGGCGTCAAGCCCGGCTCGGCCGTGGAACATTATAAGTGGCTTCTGGGAAGTGAGATCAAGACAATCACGCCGACACACGGACGGCTTCTGTCAATCCCGATGCGCGATGCAAAGACCGGCGCCGGCGTTCTAAAGGATGAATATTCCGTAGGACTGAAGAATATCGACGGCGGGTTTTTCAAAGAACTTGTTCCGGGAAAATTGTTTTTTGTCAAGCGATCCGGGAAAACCGAACGCTCCCGGCTGCTGGTTCTATTTTTGATGGTCCCGTCGGTCACCGTCCACGGCTCGGACGCCCTGGCGAAAGGAACGCTGGATGCCGAGGATGGCATGACGCAGCGAATCGAAGACAATATCGCAAAGGCGATAGCGTAAAAATAAAGAAAAAATGCCACAGAGGACACAGAGGTCACAGAGATAAGGGGAATAAAAATGAAACGAATAATTTTAGCGGTTTTTGTTCTGATGATGACATTGTGCGGTATGTGTTTTGGGTCTGATATTACAAATCTTGCCGGACTCGAAACGTGGTTCAAAACAAACGCCGGAAACCAGACTATTGCGGCGGGAACATACACGCTTGATGAAAATCTCAACAAGGCAGAATCAGCTACTTTAACGGCTGACGGGCCTGTAATTATTGATTGTGGAGGCTCTTATTATATTGGAGTAGCTGCGGCGAGTGGGACTACGACCGTATCTTTTATAGGTACGGCAACAAATACGTTTACTGTAACGGGAGGAGCTGTAAGAGATTTTCTTTTGAATCCATACGGCGGAATTTGTGTTTTGACTGCTTCTTTTGTGTCTTTTACTAACGGAACTGGCAATGGATTTTCGATATTGCCATCCGCTTATGCTGCCACGGCTACTTTAACATCGTGTACAGCATCCGGTAATGCCGACGATGCTTACTCAATTATTTCGGCGTCCCACGATGGAAATGTTGTTTTTAATTTGGTCGATTGTATTGGTCTTGATAACGGCACAGGCGGCACAGACCAAAGTATAACAACGCACCCAAACGCAGGTACAGGGATTGACACGATAAACATTACCAGAGGTTCATACACCGGAACCGGCACTGCTATATACTGTTCGGGGAATACTGTTATCAATGCAACCGGCACTGCTTTTGGAAGTGATGTTGCTCAGATGATAGTACTAAACGAAGGTCTTGTGCTTAATCTGACGGACTGCACCTATGCAGGAACGACGAATTTACCTTTGTTTATATCTAACTCCGACTGGACGGGGACCTGTACAATAGATGGCGGAACTATTTTAGGGTTTGGTGGAACGGCTGGCCCAGGAATACAAAACAATGCCGCAGGGTCGTATTATATCTCAAATTGCACCGTAGGAAGTTCGACTTCGAGGGGAGTTTGGAATACAGGTACTGGCACAATTTTTCTTTATAACTGCACGGTTGAAAGTGATGCACAATATGCCGCAATCGAAAACAGTTCGACAGGTCTTGTCTGTGTAGAAGAATGCACCTTCCCATGCACTTATGCAATAACCACAAACATACTGCTTCTTTCCGACGGTTTCGGAATATTTAAAAACTGTACTCTAAAAAACTTTACAACAAGCGGTGCCTATATGGTTACGCTTGGGGCTGGTTGTGATTTAGCCGTCTTTGACCATTGCACATTTTATAACGGCTCAAAGGCAATTAGCTGGACTGCCGGGCCGAAGGTGATTTTACGACATAACATTTTTGATACCTTTGCTCACGCGGATTATGCGATTCTTGCCGCAGCGAGTATTTATTCAAAGAATGAAATGTGTGATGACAACCTCTTCTGGAATATCACAGGAACGAATATACTTAGTTCAGGAACTGTCAATGCAAACGATTTAAGCGAAACGGTCAATCCGCAATTTCGCAATCCGGCGGCGGGAGATTTTACGCCAATGAACCCTGCGCTCTATGACGCTGGCGGATGTAAATACGGCGCGGCCGAAACGCAGACAATAAAAAATCCAAACAGTCTCGGCTCTCCGTTTGGAAATTCACTTGGAAATAACTAACGAAAGGATTTTGCGATGAAAAAGATATTTTTGGCGGTTTTATTTGCGGCGATTTTGTGCGGGCTTTTATTGGCGGACGGCATCACGGACCCCAACGAGGGAAGTGTGACGGGGGTGCAATACCAGGGCTATACGAAAACCTATTTTACAATTGAGACAGATAACGGCACGAAATGGGATACGAATGCTGCCGCGATGAGCGGAACCTGCACCTTTGTCCACGCGGCTATCGACTTGGCCGCAGATTCGGCATTCAAAAAATTCTACTTCAATATCCCCGCCGCACTTCCCAGCGGCAAATACACCCTGCGATTCTGGGGTTCGGCCGATGCGACGGCGGATAACGCGGACACGATGATATCGTCGCTATGGGGAACCTGGGACATGCCCACTCAGAAGTGGACGTTTTTCGATCCGTCCTATAAGCCGGATAAAAACCCGGATTTCAAGGTCGCCTATGCCGGGGCAAAGCTATCGCTGTCATGCGCATCCGGGACATACGCGCATCTGTATGTCGCGGCGGTGCATATTAACAAGGCGATGGCGTGGGATTGGACAAACAGCGTCTGGACGGCAACGCCGACCTGGGCAAATATGGTCCACGAAATGACCTACAACACATACTTGGGCGAATACATCATCACGCTTCCATTCGGCAACGGAAACGGCGCGGCCGTATTCGGCGGGACGGTCAAACTGAAATTCTTTACGACGCAGGCCGGGGCGACGGAGGCGCCATTATCAGATGGATATCAATTCGACTGGGATCGACATAATGGAGAGATTACAAAAGGTTCCATGATGAGGCTGCCGTGAGAATCAATAAAGTCAAGAGTCAAGAGTTAAGAGACAAGGGAATCGCATAATGTTTGGACCTGAATTAGCTTTAAATCCAGGCTTGGATACATCCCAAAATTGGGAATCCGGCGGCGGATGGTCAAACGCCGACAGCAAGGCCGTCTTTTCTTATACTGAAGCATACGACCAGCTTGTCCAGCGCAATACTTCACTGATCGCCGGAAGAAAATGTCACACGCTCCTTGAGATAACCGACATGGCCGGCTCCGGCGAAGTGGGTCTTTTTTTGGGCAACGGTAGTGAATCGACCTTCCGAAATTCAGACGGGGTATTTGAAGAAAATATCACGGTTGTCGCCGAAGAGGGCGGCAATGGAATATTTATCAAGCCGAACAATTTACAGGCTGGGTTTTCTTTTAAGATACCCCGGATATCCGTTAAAGAAATCATCGCTCCCGCCATCACCGCCATCACGGAGGCCTCCGGCATCGTCACACTGACCGTTTCAGCCGAGGGCACGGTCGATATCTACAGCCGGCCCGCCGGAACGTCCGTCTGGGCGCTATCGGCCGAAGCCCAGGCCGCAGGGGCCATCGCGATCGAAGGTTTGACGGCCGGGGCAACCTATGAATTTTACGCCATCGAGACTTATGACGGCGAGATTTTGCCGCCGTCAAACCTCGTATATATTTACCTCCACAATTCGGCGCTGCCGACCGTGGCGGAAGTCGAGCGATGGGCCGTCGGCGTGCTGCTGGCTCTCGGCGTCTTTAAGACCGTCGCTGTCTGGAAGCATCAATTATCGGCGGACGCCGGCGGCCTGACCAATCTCGACAAACATGCCCCCTGCGCCTTTGTCGGCGAGCAGCCGACGATGAACGCCGAACGCGAGGGCGGTTATATTCTAAATCGAAAGATCGTCCTTGTGATTATTGTCGCGCAGAAAACTTTAACCGACGGCGGCGCGGCCCGCGTCGGCGACGATACGATACTCGGCACTGAAGAATTACGAAGCCTGGTGATCGCGGCTCTTGATAAACAGAATCCCGGCGGCGGTCTCGGCGTGGATGATTTTTATTATACCGGCGCCGAAGAGATAATTGATACGCCAAAACAGCATGGCGTCAAAATGGTATTTGAAGCAAATTGGCTTTCAAATTAAAACGCATTTAACGGAGAATAATATCATGGCGGACGAAAAAACACTGACACTCAAAGGCAGCGTCATCAACGGCGTGGATCAGGGCGGCGAGATGAATGCCACGATCGAAGAAGGTTATGACGAAGTTTCGGAGTCCTGTCCGGAAGGCGTGGAAGTCTCTATCGTCGACCGCAACGCGCAATACGTGCGGGGGTCTGTGACCACGCAATCGGTGACGACGGCAATTGCCCTGCTGACCGGGACGCTCGGAACGTATGAATTCTTCGAGCGCAAAAGCGGTTTCGCGGCGGCGACCGGCTGGATCAAGCACGTGCTCAATAACCCGGTTATCTGGGATATCGAGATCAGCATGCAGCAGGGTTCGTACTGGACGGCAACGTTTAAGTTCGAGTGCCGGTTTGCCACGGCGTCGGCGGTGATCAGCGACGTACACGTGATCACCGACTCGCAGGCGGACCCGACGCTCAGTGACGAGCTGGAGCTTGGCGGTCAGCGGTTTGTGACGACGGTACTGGGCGCCCTGGCAATTTACGGAATGAAATCGTTCCAATTCCATATTGCCCTGACGCTGACAAAGTCGTGCGCGGGTGCGGCGATGGGCTATTCGAGCGTGGACTCCGAACTGGGCGGCGCCGGCGGAAAATGCGACGGGTCCATCGTGTTTCAGGATTCGAGCATCGCGACGGCCAAAATGAAGGCGGCGCAACTGATGCTTGCGGCGCGGGCGTCGCTGGTGCTGACCTGTGCGATGTCGGCGGGCGCGGCCAACAAGGTCATCACCGTCGCCGGCGTGATGTTCACCACGCAAAGTACCAGAATGAGCGGCGACCGAACCAAATATGCAGAAACGACGATGAACTACCGGGTCAGCAACAGCCTGGCGACTCCGCTGACCATCGCGGGAGCTAACAAGATCATTACCCTCGCGGACGCGGCATAAAATTAAAAAAATCCGAAATACGAATATCGACCCCCGATTAACACTATCGAGGGCAAGAATACGAAACAGAGTTGAATGGGCGACAATAAAATAAATATATCCGTAGCAATAAAAGGTGCCGACAAAGCGCGGACAGACCTCGACGGCGTAGCAGCCGGCGTAAAAGGTGTCGGAACAACCGCCGAGCAGATATCACGCCAAACGTCCGCCTCCGCTGATGGACTGGCCAAGGCCGGAGCCGTCGCAGGGCAGGCAGGGGCCGATGTCGCCGACGGAGCCGACAAGGCCGGTCAGTGCTTGCTTAACCAGGCGGCGGTGGCCGTTTGATGAATCGACGTGCCGGAGTGAGGACAGCCGGCACGTTTTTTGAAATCATAGGATGATTTTATATGGCAGATAAAGACATAAATATTCGCGTTAATACGCCGGGAGCTGCGGAAGCAAAACAACAGCTTGACAAGACGGCCGAAGGTGTACAGAACGTCGGGGCGTCTGTTCAAGGAACTGCGCCGAAAGTTGAGGTTGCATCGGGGGCGTTTTCTAAATTTATCGGCCTGTTGGGAAGTATCGGACTTCTTGCGGCGCTGGCTACTGCGGCGAGAAAGATTTCTGAATTTTTCGATAACGTAAACAAGAAGGCCGATGAAACCGTACAAAAAGCCAACGCCGTCAGGCAGGCATACGAAGGATTGTTTGAGGCCGCCGGGGCGTATGACGAAAAGAGCCGAAAAGCCATCGTAAAAAACACCGAGCAGCTATTGCAAGAAACCGGAACTTCGGCGCAGGTCGGATACCCGACAATCGAAAAATATGCCCGGCAATTTAAAGGCGTCATGCCGTCGGGCGAATATGAAACAGGGATTCGCAATGCGCTTAGTTATGCCGCACGTCATGGCGGGGCCGCCACACCGGAATTGATAGACTTGATGCGCGGGTATAATATGAACACGCCACAACAGCAGAGCGAATTTATGCGTACTGTCGGCGCAGCAGCAGCACAAGCCGGCATGACGGATGAAGATGTTATTACGGCGCTCGGCCGCGCTGCGCCGTCCGCCCGCGCAATGGGAATGTCGCCACAAGAAACGATTTCCACGATTGCCGCCCTTGCCGCCGGCGAAACAGGACGAAACAAAACCGCCATGCCGGCGGCGGTGATTGAGGCAATGGCGTCGCCGCAAAATGAAGGCCTGAAAAAACACGGGATCACCGGGCAAACACCAAACGAAATCAGCGAAGGCGTCAGGAAAAAATCGCAGGGCATGACCGACCAGGCCCGCTATGAAATGCTGGCGGATATTTACGGAGCGGGCGCCGTAAAGGGCGTTTATAAATTGATGACATCGGGGGCGCCGGCCGTTGTGCCGGTATCCGAAGCCGCAGACGCAGCCGAACGGGAAACTTTTAAGCAGACGATGGAATTCAGAAGCGCCCAGACGGGAGCAAAAGGCCGGGGGATAATCACACAAACAACAAGTGAAGCCGAATATAACGCGCACGTTCGGGAGATCGGCAGGTCAGAGCAAGAAAGAAATGCAGTCGAAAATCCTATCGAGGAGGGATTTTCAGAGTATGCCGCGGACAAACTGTTTATTCCGTCAACGTGGATACAGAACTGGGCCGCTGAAAAGGCATGGGCAGAAAGTTTAACAGACGACCAAAAAAAAGAAATCTTAAGGCAAGTCCAAAGAGAACACCGCATAAAGAGAATGCCGAATCCAAAAGAGCCGGATTATGACTATAGCATCAGGGATTTACTACAGCAGCGTTGGCGCGATATGACACCACAACAGCAATTTGAATCTTCAACCGGCGGAAATACCACCTACCACCAGCACAATTATAATAATATTTATTTCAATCAAACTCCGCCTGACGCGCGGCCGCGATCTAACGGAGGCCTCTAATGAGCACGGCCTTCACCGCCGCTTTTGGATACGAAATCTCCGTCAATCCGAACCTGCGC